CTGCTTCTGCTTCTGCTTCTGGGGCGTCCCTTTGCGTTGCATCGCGTTGCACGTCGTTGCATTCCGTTGCATCGCGTTGCATCGTCATTGAATTCCGTTGCATTCTGTTTTGTTTCAATGAGTTGCGTTTCTCTGAGTCCCGTTCTCGTTTAAGACGTGAACGCTCCGTACTCGACATTGCGCGTTGCACTTCGCGTTGCATTTCGTTGCACGCCGTTGCACCGTCGTTGCACGCCGTTGCATTCTGTTTCTCTACGTCCCGCTCGCGTTTCAGCCGAGAACGTTCCGTGCTCGACATCGCCCCGGTTTTCGCGTTGCCGCTATCCTCCCTGAGCGGCTGCCGCGCCTCCCAGCCGGAGAGCCGGTCGCCGTCGAGCACGCGCCCCTGCATCGCGTCCAGAACCACGTGGACGTCGACCTCATCCATGTCCAGCGCAACGGCAATCAGTTCGGCGTCGGTGTTTGAAATAGAGCCACGGTCATCGTTCTCGTTGGCGCAGATCATCAGATGTGTGAAAACGCCGATAACCTCGATGAGCGGACGCCCGCATTTTCGGGAAATGGCCCTGAACTTGGGGTCGGTCGTCATGCCAGTCCAGAGGCGCACCCACGAATTACTCATCAATCACCCGCTTTTCGATCTTTCATAAACACCAGAAAATGCGTCATGCCGCGGCGCCCGGACACCTGCCCGAACAGCGGCCTGCGGTCGGTGAGCGCCAGAACCTCGCGCAGCTTCACCTGCGTCTCGTTCCATTTGAAAATCAGCGTGCCGTCCGGTGCCAGCACGCGGAAGCATTCCGCGAATCCGGCGCGCAAATCATTGCGCCATTCCCTGCCCAGCTTTCCGTATCGCGCTGCCAGCCAGGACAGCGGGCCTGCACGCTCAATGTGGGGCGGATCAAACGCAACGCACGCAAACTGCCCGTCCGGGAACGGGAGAGCGCGGAAATCCATCTGCACGTCCGGGCTGATCTCCAGCACGCGCACGCCGTCCTGTTTACCGCGCGTGCGATCCGTGACGGTCACTGTCTCCCGGCGCTGATCGCCGTAGATCACGTCCGGGTTCGCGCGGTCGAAATGCCATGCGCGGGTGCCGCAGCAGGGGTCGAGGATGCGGGGCACGGTCATTTCTCTGCGCCCTTCTGATCTACCGGGTAGCGGTACGCCCAGGACTCCCCCGCTGGAGTGGCACTATAAAAAGAGAAGTGGTTTCCATGACGGTCCGTCTTGATGTCACATTTTAGAAACCCCGCGTCTACTCCAGCGTCTAAATATTCTTTCACGCATGAATAGCTTATGTCATGTGCTCTCATAATTGAGAGCATCGACAAGGGCATTTCGCTACGTATGACGGTCACCCATATGACCTGAGCGCGTTTCAGCACTCGCTGCGACAGTTGCGATGCGCCATGAGTTTTGCGTGTGCTCATTTCCCCGCGGACGCGGGGATGAACCAGAATGAGGGGCGTGTTCATTGCAACCTCCCGGGGCCCGGCCAGATCCAGACCCATTTGTTTCGGCCCTTCCGACCACTGCGGGTGTCCGTTCCAGAATGGCTATATGCAATCCGCGTCCAGCCGTCGAAACGGTACGTATTACCGGTGTGCAGGTTGGCGTCCTGGTAGCTCACGGCGTGCTGATAGTTGAGCATCGGGAAAACCCCCTCGCGCCAGAGCCGCAAGGCCACGCGGCACAATCCCGGGCGCGCAGCGCAGAGCCGGGCGAGCTCAATGGTGTTTTCCCGCGTCAAATGGCTTGCGCCGCCCACTCGCTCACGGATCAATGTAGCCGTTGACGTTATGGCAACGGGTTCCCCCTGCTCGAACAAGGCGTAATGAATGCCTGCCTGATTCCCGCGCGCAAATGGCCCCATACGGTGTTTCCATCGCGTGAGAAGTTCATTCGCCGCCGCGCGGGACACCTCTTCGAATATATAGAGCGGATAAAGATCGTTCCCGCTCATTTCCTCGCCCTCGCGCTCCCGCACGATCCCTCACAATCCCTCTCGCTCCTGGTCAATCCCAAGCGGCGCATGCGATCGGCCTGTAGGGTGACGGCATGGAATTCACCCACGATTGTTTTTTCGAGCAGATAGCCCGCGTAGGCGGCCACATCGTCGTTCGCCAGCCCCGCGAGCACCGCCAGCATCTCGTGCATGTCGGGGGTCAGACGCACGTGGACGGATCGGCGATCCAGGCTCATCTGTCATTGCTCCCAGTCCGGCCCGTCCGGCTGTTGCGGATGGCGGGTCATGGAATTCATCAGTGCCGAACGGGCACAAAGCTGCCGCGCCTCCAGCCGCAGCAACCAGAGCGAGACCGGGGCGACCAGCCGCCACAGAGCGGACAGCAGTTGGTCGCGCACCAGCAGCCGGACGCGGTTCATGGACTCACCCCCCGGCACGCGGTAGCCAGCGCGCGGCGCGCATGTGCCGCCCGTTCGAGCGCAACGAAAAAGCTGCCCGGCGTTGTGCCCGGCATCCACGGGCACTCGCGCGAATGGCGAGCGTCCAGAATGGCAAGCACTGCGTCCATGAGCAGGGCGGTGCGAAACTGCTTGGCGCGTTGGACGTGGTTCATGGCTCGCCCTCGGCGCCGACCATTTTCCCGGCATCGGCAACATGGTCGGCTGGCCGCTCACGCGGCGTCGTGCTACGCAGGTACGCCCAGTCAATGTCTGGGCGTAGTTCCTCGCATGTGATGCCCGTTTTTTTTTCGATTTCAGGGCACATCTCTGCTGGAATGCGGCCGCGCCGCAGCCAGTTGTTTACGCGCTGCTGTGAGCAGCAGATGGCGTGCGCAAAATTGGACTGAGTACCAAAAATGCAAACAATTTTTTTTAGGGAATTCATGTCGGGGGGGGGGTAGATATCATGATTTAATTATTAAACACCATGTTTATCTAAAAGTCAATGTATCAACGCTCCGTTTAACAACAACCTGTTTGTCTGCTGGATAATTTTGTCATGCATGAAACTATGAAAAGACTCTATACCGCTGCTATGGAAATTAAAGGCATCACAAGCCAGTCAGAGCTTGCAAAGCGCTTGTGCGTATCGCCGCAGAAGGTGAGCAACTGGGAAACACGTGGAATATCAAGCCAAGGAATTCTTGAAGCGGCAGCATGTATCGGATGCTCCGCAAACTGGCTATGGAAAGGCAAGGGTTCAATGCTGCTCACGACCAATGGACCCGAACAACAACTGGCAAGGGATGAGTTGACTCTGATCGACGGATTCCGCGCCGCACATGTTGAGGTGAAGAACGTAATGATGACATTAGCAAAAGAAGTGCTATCCCGTCCTCGCACACAGGACTCGCCAAGGCGCACCGGATGACCCCGAGCCGGCTGCGCCGAGGCGGGGACGGGAAGATCGTTCGTCTTCCCCTCCGTGCTGGTCGACCTGCTCAGGGCCTTTTTTTGAACCAGCGAACTGGAATAGTTCTCGATTTCGTTCGCAAGAAACCAAAGGATGAGTGAAATGCAAAATTTTTTGGGACGCATCTACGATCATGCGCAGCATGTGGCAAAAGTCGGCAACCATTGCACATCCGAGGAAACAACGAAGCAGGCGCTGATCCTGCCCCTGCTGGACATCCTCGGTTTCTCGCCGTTCGACCCGACACGGGTCAAGGCTGAGTACCGGGCAGAGTTCCCCGGCGCGAAGGCGAACGAGCGCGTGGACTATGCGCTCTTTTGTCATGATATTCCCGTCATGTTCATTGAGGCCAAATCATGGGCAGAAAGCCCCGATAATCACGCGCCGCAACTCGCCCGCTACTTCAACAGCACGCCGGAGGTGGCGGTGGCGGCGATCACCAACGGACGTGAATGGCGGTTTTTTACCGATTTGCATAACAAGAACGTTATGGATAAAACGCCGTTTCTGGTCGTTGATTTCGCGGCGCTTGATGAATCCCAGACAAGCCGACTTTACCGGTTCCGTCATGATGAATTTAAGCCCGACGCACTGCGCGCGCTGGCCGAGGAAAACGTATACCTGAACTCGTTTACAAATGCCATTACCAGTTGTTTGAGAGAACCGGAAACTGATTTTGTCCGTTTCGTCGCTACCCGCGCGAATGTTCAGCGGCAGTTCAGCGCGAAATTTATTGAGAGTATTACCCCCATCGTCCACCAAGCGGTCAGCCGGGCGCTCAGTAATATGGTCGTTACTGGCCTGTTGGTAAAACCCACGCCAGCAACAACCACACCGGAACCCAAAACAGTCGAAGAAGTGAAGGGGAGCCCGGAGGATGATAAAAGCGATTGGATTGACTCCACCAACCCGAAGATCATCACCACCTATGCCGAACGCAGACTTCTTGACGTCGCCAGATCCATACTGGGGGATGCCGAGATTTCCGCCAAAGATTCCACGAGCTTTTATGCCATTCTTTACTGTGGAAAAATCAACCGGTGGCTGCTACGTTACTATGGGGCGGAGCATCGCAAAAACGGGCGCGATATGAGCCTGCCCTTGGCTCAGTTCTGCGTTCCAATGACGGGTGAGAGGAAAAAAGAGGTTGTGCGCGCCGGTCTGCCCTTGGGGATGGGCGATGCGGTTATTCTGGCAAATCCCGACGACCTGCTCCGCATCACGGGCATTTTGTTCGATGCCTTGGCGTTTTGCCAGGATGACGAGAATTTCAGAATGAAGAAATCTTCGTCGGCAACAGAGGACTGCACGCCGGAAGACCCCGGCCAAACAAAAGAGGAATGACATGAAAAATCACATATTCACTACAGGGGTGACTTGACAATTGTGCATTTCATGTTGAAAATAGCCCTCAATTTGAGAGTCTCAGATGTGTGTCCAAAACCCGCCAAACGCATGCAAGGCGGGTTTTTTGTTGCCCTGCCGCGTCCGATGGTCAAGTCAAAGAGCCAACTTTGATTGCGGGTTCGACTCCTGCGGGACGCTCCATTCCGGCACAACTACGCCAAATTCTGTCTCGAACCACTTCGCGACCATGCGGCGGTGACAGAAGTTTTTCTCACTGAACGGCGGGCGCTCGAAGCATAGTAGAACGGGTTCCGCATCGCCTGCCAAGCGGTGGATAGTGTCCCATGTCTGACGGGCCGACAATTTACTGAGTTGCGCCATGTAAAGGCGCCTGTACTCATCTCGTCCAACGCTGTTGAACCATGCTCCTGGAGCGAGCGCCATGTATCGTTTATACCCTGCCGCAAGGTTTCGCGGAACGCCTCGTGATATTGCCACCCGTCCGGGGCCGAAGTAGGTGAAAAAACTGGCCGTTTTCATATTTTTTCCCACAAAACTTAATGGTTACATATTTCTGCCCTAATTGACACATGTTTATCGGCGCAATTCCAAAACAACTTGCACAACAGATCGTAAGCCATATCGACTTCGGCCAATGGAAAAAAGTGTTTGTGGGGTGTTCAGGCTCTTTCCGAATCGAGCAGGCCATCAAGTATGTTTCCGATGTACCGCTGTTCAGCAACGATGTTTCACTGCTGTCGTGCGCCATCGGTGGCGCAGCGGTCGATGATTTGCCAGTCGTGCAATTTATAAACAATCTTGAATGCCTTAATGACGTACTCGACCCGTCTGTCCCGTGCGATTTGCTCGCCGGGATCGGGATTGCCCAGGAACTCTCGAAACTGCAAAAACCACATAAATATTGCATTGCACGCAGAAACCACATATTAGCAAATCTCACGGGATTTGCCGAAAAAAACAGGCTGATGGCTCAGAAGATCATCGATGGCGTAAAAATCAACGGATTTTTCCCGGGAGACTTCCGAGATCAGATAGACCGCGCTGCACAGTCAGGCGGCGGATTTATCTGCTTCGCTCCAACCTATAAGGGCGGATATGAGAAGGCTTATTCATTCATCGACAGTAACACCAAATGGGACGCGCCAAGGTATTCAGTCTGGAGTCCTGACGATGTACCGAAGCTCATCGATGACTGCAATAGCAAGGGTGTCAGATGGCTAATTGTCCATGATCAGGAGATTGTAAATGCAAAGTGCGTTATGACATTCGTCGGCTCGAACAAGCCCTTGTTCGTGTATTCGAGCGAGCACAGAGCCAGTATCCGCCGGGTACGCAAAAAGGCCATACCATTTAGATACGATCCAATCAAACTCAACGACATTTCACGCGACAGCGCCGTATCAATCTCTGAGGTCGATTCGTCGCACATCGCATTCCTCAAAAACGTCTATCTCGCAAAGGGCATTAATTTCGTGTCGGGGATGGCAAACTTTATCGTGCACATCGACGGGATGCTCGCGGGTGGGATCACGATAAAACAGTCAACCTACGGTGACAGGACGCGCGAAATTTATCTGTTGTCCGACTTTTCCACATCCCGAGAGCGCCAGTTGTCGAAACTGATTTCCATGCTTGCCACGTGCTCGGAAATTATCGAGACGTTGAACCGAAGATGGTTTATCAGGGTAGAGCGTGTAATGACAACTGCGTTCACCAATAAGCCTGTCAGCATGAAGTATCGAGGCATATTTGATTTGGTTGGCCGTAAGCCTGGGCAACTCAACTACTCGGTACAACCCAGTGGCCGCAACGCCTCCCAGATATTCCATGAGTGGTTCAAAAGGCATGGTTCCAAGAATTGAAACGCGCATCGAGACTCGGCGCTTGGCTGATCTATCGCCAATCAGCAAGAATGCGCGCTACATGGAGAAACACGAGTTTGACAGACTGGTTGCTAATATCCGGCAGGATGGATGTCTGACAAGTGCTCCGCTCGTGTACGACTTGGACGTCAAGGGTGAAGTCCTTTCTGGCAATCACCGGGTCAAGGCCGGTATTGAGGCAGGCATCGAATCGTGCAGCGTGATTGTAATCGTCACCCCGCTCACACCTGAACAAAAGGTGGCGATCCAGCTTTCGCACAACCGCCTGACCGGAAAAGACGATGCGAGCGTATTGAAAGAGCTTTATGACTTTCTCGGCAGTCTGCCAGATAAAGCCTATTCGGGACTGACAGACGATGATTTCAAGATAGACGAAATAAGTATTCAGCCTATTTCGTTTGCTGCACCCGAAACAGAAACCGTCACGCTGCTCTTCTTGAAAGAAGATCAGCAGGTTTTTCTTGATCAACTCGAGACGCTTGAGCGGCTGGCAAAGAAGAAGGGTAATACAGTTGTCATGGCGAACATGAGCGACTTCTACGCCTTCTATAACAACATCGTCGCCATCAAACAGGTTGAGAACATTCTCAATATGGCCGAAGCCATCAAGATATTGGCCGAAACAGCACTCGAACAACATGCGGGCAGCAGCAGCGGCGCTTCTTCACCTTGACATTCTCTGCCGGGGTCCCTGACGTTTTCCACTACATGAGGGTAGGAATGGCCGTGCTTTGGAGCTAGTCGTAGATATTTTCTATAGGTTTCGTTTCGTTGAGGTTATCCGTGACAACAGTGCACGACATCGCAAAGTTCTGCCAGGTGACACCACGCCGGGTACAACAACTTGTGAAAGAAAAGCTCCTGCCGATGCCAGAAAAGGCTGGCGAATACGACTTCATGTCGACCGTGCACGCATTTATCGCGTACCTGCACAGGTTGCAACGCGGCGAAGCAGGCGATTTCGCCATCGAGCGTACCCGCCTCACGAGAGCGCAAGCGGATAAGGCTGAAATCGATCTGGCTGAGAAAAAAGGGATGCTGGTGCCCGTGGCGATGGCGGAACAGGTTTGGTCGTCACTGATCGCAAACGCCCGTTCCATCCTGCTGACATTGCCAGACCGGGCAGCCATCAAGGTCGTCGGGAAAACAGAGGTGGAGGCGGAAAAGGCCATCAGGGATTTGATCTACGAAGCCCTGACGGAACTCTCGAACTGGAAGCCGAATGAATACGATTACGCAGAGTACACCGAGGATAGCGGTGTCAGCGATCAGGTCGTCGATGGTGTGGCGTCCGCCTCCGAGGTTGACGGTTAGCCAGTGGGCTGACGCTTTCCTTTATCTTTCTGCCGAGGACAGCGCGGAGCAAGGCAAGTACTCGTCGGTGCGCGCACCGTACCAGCGCGGCATCATGGATGTTTTTAACGAGGAGAGCGCCGAAGAAATCACGGTGATGTCCTCGGCGCAGATCGGGAAGACGTTGATTTTCAAAGCGGTCATCGGGTACTACATCGACACCGACCCCGGACCGATTTTGGTTGTTCAGCCGACCGTGGAGATGGCGGAGACGTTCTCTAAGGATCGTCTCGCGCCGATGATCCGCGACACGCCGGCGTTGCGCGGCAAGGTCAATGAGTCGAAGAGCCGGGATTCCGGTAACACGATTCAGAAAAAGAACTTTCTGGGCGGGCATGTGACGATGATCGGCGCGAATGCGCCCGCGCCGCTGGCGTCGCGCCCGATTCGCATCGTGCTCTGCGATGAGGTCGACCGATACCCGCCATCGGCGGGCACGGAGGGCGATCCGGTCAATCTGGCGAAGAAGCGCACGATCACGTTCCGGCGTCGCAAGCGCATTGCGCTGTTCTCGACGCCGGGGGTGTTGGGGAAGAGCCGGATCGAGCGTGCATGGCTGGCGAGCGACCAGCGCCGCTACTACGTGCCATGTCCGCATTGCGGGCACCGGCATGTCTTGAGGTGGGAAAACATCTCGATGACGGATGACCGCCCAGAGACAGCCTGCCTGGCTTGCCCGGAATGCGGGGCGCTGATTGTTGACGCGCACAAGTACGCGATGCTCGATGAAGGCGTTTGGGTCAGGGAGAACCCGGACAGCAGCAAGCCGGGTTTTCATATCAACGAACTGTACTCGCCGTGGCGATCGTTTGCGGAGATCGCCGTCGATTATTACGCCGCCCATGGAAACCCAGAAGAGGAAAAAACATGGTGGAACACCTCAATGGGCGAGCCGTTCGAGGAGATCGGCGAGAAGGCGGACGCGCACAAGCTCTCCGAAAAGCGGCAGAACTACGATGCGGAAACGCTGCCGCCTGGCGTGCTGACCGTCACAGCCGGCGTAGACGTCCAAGGCGACCGGCTGGAGCTTGAATTCACAGGCTGGGGCGCTGGCGCGGAGTCATGGGGTATCTACCCAATGGTGATAAATTGCAATCCCGCCGAACCGGGGGTGTGGGAGCGGCTCGACAAGCTGCTTGCCACGGCGCGCTTCAAGACGGAAGACGAGCGCACGCTGCGCGTGGCGGCCTGCGGTATCGACTCGGGCGGGAACAGCGTGCAGGAAGTCTATGAGTTCTGCACGCCGCGCGCCGCCCGTAATGTCTGGGCGATCAAGGGGCAGGCTGGGCCGCGTCCGGTCTGGCCGAAGCGCATCACGAAGTCGAAGCGGTATCGCGGGCATCCCGTCCGGTTGATCGGAGTCGATACGGCAAAGGATACGATCTACTCCCGCTGGCAGGTTGAAGACGGCAGGCCGGGGTGCTGTCATTTTTCGATGGCTTACGATGAAAACTGGTTCGAGCAGGCGACCGTCGAGCGGCGCATCACCAAGATCAATGCGCGCGGGCAGGACGTTCGGACGTGGGTGAAGCCGAAAGGGGCGCGCAACGAGGCACTGGACTGCCGCGTCTACGCCTATGCCGCGATGCTGGGGTTGAAGATCGAGCGCGGCATGGTGTTGGCCCGGCAGTCGGCAGCAGTGCCGGAGGCGGCTACAAGAGATGCGGAAGAGGCGGCATCTGCGCCCGCGCCTGTGCCAGTGTCCCCGCCCGCCAAGAGACCTGTCCCACGCCGGGTCATGCGCTCCGGCTACCTGAAACGCCGTTGAGGACGAACTTGAGGACGAACGCATGTCTTTCACACAGCAAGACCTGGAGGCGATCAAGCGCGCAATCGCATCCGGCGAACTCGTCGTGCAGTTCAGCGATCGCCGGGTGCAGTACCGCAGCATGGATGAACTGCTCAAGGCACGGGGCGTGATCGAGGCGGAACTGTCCGTACTGGAAAACGCCGGGCGGCAGCGTTCCCGCGTCTCGCGGCTGTTTCATGCGGGCAGGGGTTTTTGAGAGGGCGGCGCCATGTCTACGACGCACGATTTTGCGGACGATCTGGCCGTCGACCGGGGTTACGCATGGAGCATTGCTTTTGTGCTCTACGATGCATGCGGGAAAAAATTTACCCTTGACGGGTACGCGGCGCGCATGGAGATTGACACGGCAAAAGGGGGGGCGGAGCCGCTCGTGTTTTCGAGCATGACCGGACACGTACATATCGGCTCTGAATCGGGCGTTTTCAACGTCCTGCTGCGCGGGGCTGATACGACGGAATTCTCCGCGCCCTGCCTGCAATACCGTTTCATCATTACCAGCCCGGACGGTGAAGACATGATTCTCACAAAAGGCCGATTGTCTGTCTTGGGGGCTCGATCATGACCCGCTGCAATCGTGGTTCTCCTCGCACCATCGTTGTTCATGGAGCGGGCCTTCCGGGCGCGGCGGGAAAATCCGCGTATCAAATCTGGCTCGGACTCGGGAACACGGGTACAGAGCAGGATTTTATCGATTCGCTATCCAGCGACGGATCGGGCGGCAGTACCAACAACATCGACGACGACGCTGGCGCGGGCGTGACTGACAAGACCTGGTCGGCAGACAAATTGGCCGCCGAATTCGCCGCCCTGCGCGCCCTCATCGAAGCGGGCGGCGGCGGTTCCAACCCCGACCCCGCCCCCGACCCAGACCCTGAACTCTATGC